TACCTTTTATAAAGGAAACCATGGAACTATTTACAAGACAAAATGGAAACACCAAAATGGCTAAAGATAAGGGTAGGGCTGAGAGTGCTATTTTGCATCTTAGCCCATATCTTAAGAGTGGAAAACAAGTCTGTAGTTTTGCCGATCAAGACAACACAGAATTTGCCAAACAATATGTCAAAAATGGCGAAAATGTAGCTGTAATTTTCCAAGACTTCATACCACATACATTCTGGAATACTCAAGTATTAGACGCGACCAAAAGCGATCTAAGGCCACTGGACATATCGGGTATTATTTGTGGACTAATTACTAAAGGAAAGGCTAAACAAACAAAAGAAAAAAAGCTTAATTGTTGGCGATATTGTTTGGATCGCTCAGGACGTAATTTTAGACTTGATGACAACGAAATTACACAGATCGACAGAGCGCGAAAAAGAAAAACAGACTTTTATTTTGACGATAGAAAAGCATTCTTAAGACAACTACACCATGAACTAGAATTGCTCGAGATTAGGAGCGCGAAAAAAAATAAACAAAGCTTTGTTCGATTGAATGGAACTAGCGACCTATTATTTGAAAAAATAGACAGAAGTATATTTGATAGTCATAAGTCGATACAATTCTACGACTACACCAAAGTTCCAAATAGGGACGTCTCGACCATAGACAACTATAGCTTAACCTATAGCCTACAAGGCATCTATAACCCCATTACAGAAACTAGGATATAGTATGGAGGTAATAGTGCTAATAGTGGTAATACTGTGCATAGTCATAGGTAACACTAGAGACGATTAGTTGTAGGCTTTTTGACATAAGGTACCCCTGCAAGCCCAATAAGCTTGTAGGGGTATTTTTTGTGCCTAATTTGGGCTATTAGGGCTTTTGACAGTTCATAATTGAGTTAATGTCCTACAATTATACGGGTATTTGTCTGTGGGAGTTCATGCAGCTATGGCAAAAAAAAAATTTTTACATGACAAATTGATCGATTCATGGAATTGTATTTGAGGTTTCATAATTATTCAAGTGCCAGGCTGAAACTAAACTTTGTAAAATAGATTTTTTTAGGAATTAATACACCAAATACAGATACACCAAAACATGTTATAGTTACCGGTTAGCAAAAAAAAATTTTTACATGGAAATAAAAACCAAAATATCTGTCGTTTTCTTAGTCCAGTATTCAGACAAGAATAGTTCAATTCGGAAATAGTTTTTTGGTTTGGTTTTTGGTTTTGGATAGTTTTGGATAGTTTTGGTTTGATATGTTTAATAACAGACATATGCAATTAATCGCATAATCTTTACGCGATTAAAGTATTAAGTTACACAGCTAAGGCTTTATAAGTTGCATTATCACGCCTTAATATATACCTTTTCTACCTGGGCAACCAAGGTCTGTAAATTGTTGTTTTTAAACGACTTAAGGCGAAGCGACCAAGTGGCGGCTTAAACAGAAACGAACCCGTATATACTCACAGACACGCGGCCCTGTATTTCACCATTTTGGAATTGCGGAACTTTGGAAGTAGTTGCTCTGTATAATTTAGGAATGGATGGAATTGATTAGAGCGTTAGATTCTTTGGAAGTTACACCGGTAGCTTACCCCAGGAGATTGTTCCTGTGGTTTATGTGTGTTAGCTGTAGACGGAGGAGGCGGTTAGCCTCTCTCCTGTCTTACGCTTTTCCCTCTTATGACTTGATCGTCACGTTGAGTTCCTCGTATAGCTGCCGAAAGAGCGGTGTGTCGTTCCGGCTTGCAGGCTACTTGTCGGTTCTACACCGAACCGTAGGTCACCTCTCCCTGCTTTCACCCAAGGTTTGCCGCTGTTGACCTACCCCCTGGTAGCGGCTGTATCACGGTTTGTAGAGCCAGTGGGGTAGCATCGCTACACTCGTTCTCTACAGATCCGAATTGTGGGTGGAAGATAGGGGGGTGGGTTTTATTTGTCAACGAGTTTTATTTTTGAGAATCCCACGCTTTTGCTATAATATTTTTTTTATATTGCGTAGATTTCTGTTTTTGCTACATTTACGTTAATGATAAGAGAATACAAAGAAAGTGAATGGCCTAAAGACCGCTGGCCCAATTTTTCGCATTCTGAGCTAAGTTGTTCACAAACGGGTATGTGCCGAATGGACGATGAGTTTATGAATAAGTTGCAGCGATTGCGCGAAGTGGTGGGTAGGCCGTTGGTAATTACTTCGGGTTATCGGTCTATAGATCATACGATTGAGGCAGATAAGATTGCGGATGGTAAGCCTGGTGGCTCTCATACTACGGGTAAGGCGGTGGATGTGGCGTGTGAAAGGGCATTTGCGTATCAGGTTCTTTTTGCTGCTATAAAACTGGGATTTACGGGTATTGGGGTTCAGCAAAGTGGATCGAGGCGGTTTTTGCATCTGGACACGGTAGGGGCAGAGGATAATTTTCATGTTCCACGTCCTATGTTGTGGAGTTATTGATGGAAGCAATATATGTTCGATTGAACGATATGAGCGATATAGCAGACATCTTTAGCATTGAGGGAATGGAAGAAATTAAAGGTGCAGTTGTTTTAGATGGGTTGAATAAAGCAATTATAGGTACAGCCCGAACTTTTGGTAAAGATAGTGTTTTAGCTTATGATTATAATAAAATAATTAATATTTTAATAGAGCGCGATAAAATGAATCCTGGTGAAGCAATAGATTTTTTTGAATATAATATTGTTGGAATGCATGTTAATTCACGTAATCCGGTGTTTATTGACTCTGATGCGCTTTCTTTGAAAGATGATTATGGCGTTAAGTGATTTACAACAGCAGGCCGTTCAGTTGATTGTCTTAGATAGGTGGAATCCTTCTATGGCAAACGACAAGGTGGCAAAGACACTGGACGTTAATAAGTCTACGGTGTTTCGCTGGCGAAAGGATGCGGAGTTTGACAAGGCGTTAAAGAAGGAAATTGAACGGGACAGGTCTAACTTTGATGATGTCCCTTTAGCTTTTCGCAAGAACAGGGTGCTGGCCTTAGAGGATTTGTATAACAAGATTGAAGATAGGCGAGTAGCACTTAAGTTGAAGGTTTTAAAGGAGATACGTGAAGAAGTGGGCGATCACCGGATACAGGTTGAGCATACCGTTGAGGTGAAGGGGTTGAATGTACCTCCAAGGGCTGACAGTTACGATGAGTGGTTAAAACAGAACAGCAAAATGGATAAAGCGGTAGAAACAACTTATACGGTAGAAGATTCTGATGGTACTTGAAGAGCAATTATACAGGCCGAAAATCTACCCTACAGACTCTCGATGTGAGAAGATTGTGGATAATTGGGGTAGTTTACACCGTGAAAACAAGCATTGGAAGAATATTCCGGTGGAAAAGCCTAAAAGACGCAAGGTTAAAGACAAATGACTTGGATGCCGCAACCTGGGCCGCAAGAAAAAGCAATTCGGGCATCTTTTGTCGATGAATTGTTTTTTGGTGGTGCGCGTGGTGGTGGAAAATCGGAATTTTTGCTTGGAGACTTCCTTGCAGACGTAGATACTTACGGTGAACACTGGAAAGGGGTGCTGATTAGGCGCACTTACCCTGAGTTGGACGAGATTATTGACCGTTCCCGCCAGATTTTTCGTGCCGCATACCCTGATGCGGAATATAAGGTGGGTACACACCAGTGGAATTTTAAAAATGGGTCTACATTAAAGCTCCGGCACTTGGAAAATGAAGCGGATGCAGACCATTTTCAAGGTCAGCAGTATACCTGGATTGGATGGGACGAGCTTACCAGTTGGAACGACATGAAGGCGTATCACAAGCTAAAAGCCTGTTTACGCACCGGTGCCGCAGAGGTTCCGACAAAACGCATACGTGCATCGGGCAACCCTGGTGGCCCAAACCATAACAACGTAAAAGATTATTACATTGATGCCGGAGAAGAGTCTTCTATTGTGGAAGGCGATGATGGTATGAATCGTATGTATATCCGCAGTTTGGTTACGGACAACAAGATATTACTGGATCGAGATCCTGGCTATATTAAGCGGTTGGAAGGTGTGGGCGATGAGCAGTTAGTCAAAGCATGGCTGGAGGGCGATTGGGATAGTTTTGTAGGTCAATATTTCACTAACTGGCATGAAAAACAAGTACTTGTGAATAGTTTTGAAATACCCGAACACTGGCCTTTGTTTGGAGGAATGGATTATGGCGAAGCCGCTCCAACGTCTTATGGCCTGTATACGGTAGACTATGATGGGAACATATATCGCATTAGTGAGTATTATCAAGCGAACGCTACGGCTTCGCAACATGCCGATAATATTGCCAGAATGATAGAAAGCTGCCCGTTTACAAAGGGCCGTTATCCGCAGGCAACGTATTGCGATCCAAGTATGTTTGTTAAAAGAAGGTTAAGTGAAGTCATCAACCATTCGCCTGCGGATGTGTTTGCCGAACGTGGAATATACTTGACAAGAGCAAATAATGATCGTATTACTGGATGGAGAGTAGTCAATGATGCGTTGATTAAAGAACGCTTTTATTGTTTCAATGGGTGGAACGATGCTTTGGTTAGGACGATGCCTTCTTTGCCAAGAAGCTCAAAGAACCCAGAGGATCTGGACACTCACGCAGAAGACCATGCAGCAGATGAATTACGTTATGCGATGATGCATGTTTATAAACCGCATAAGCCGGAAGAAGAAAAACCTTACGAAGGAACCGGACAGGAAGTTATTGATATGATGGAGCAAGGCTGGGGCGTACGCAAAGGTCGATACGCAACGGCATAACAAGGAGACAGGACTATGCAGGGGTTTAACGGAACGCCAACAACGACTAAACCAAATCGCAGTAAAAAAGGCACTCGCGTAAAGCCGAAGCCAGCAGGGTCGGACAACTTGAAAAAAGGTGGCAAGGGCAAATAGTTTGAAAGAAAAACAGATCGAATACTGGCGCGGAGCCATAGAGGACGGTCGAAAATATATGAAGACTCGCCACAAAACGTGGCGCAGACTTCTCAAGACGTATGAGCTTGACTTT